GGCACAATAGTTGTCAAATCTTCTCCAGATATTATAGCATGAGGAACGGTAGCAGCAGCAATTGTAATAGTTGTTAATACAGCAGCACCTTCTGCTACCTTGAATAACTCAACAAGCATTGTCCTCCTCCTCAAAATAAATGCCATGATACGCATTGAATGCGTCAAGGTCAATAAAGTCCTCACGCTGATACTTCAATGCATTCTCACCTTCAGGTGCAACGATGAATTCTTCACAGAAGTATTCTACATTGAGACCTAGGTTAGTGGCAGCACCGATGAGTTCATCAGTCTGCTCTGAGTTGCATCCTAGCACACGTGTGCAATATGCAATGTCTTCATTTAACTGAGAGAGCATGACTGTAATAGTATAGTATAGAGTGTTGAGAGAAACGTGGGGCATCAACATAGGTTTCACCTATATGCCCAAATTTACCCTACGGGAATCGCTTACACCTGAACCCCCACCACTTGCAAGTAATCATATAAGGACAGTATCCAAAATGATTGAACCCTTGCTCACCCATCTGTCTTATGTGTGCAGTAATAGGGTTCTACCAACCTCATGTCCACGCTTCTAAGTCGTGGCGGTCAGTAGGTTTGGGGCGTAGGAACCACATCAGTTCCTCTCAACAAATATACTATAGCATTAAAAAACCCCCTGTATAGGGGGCTTGTGACACTTTGTAATACTGGCACACTATTCTGCTGGTTTGTCTGGTATCTTGTTAGTGTATGGTACACCTCCAGCAGGAGTTATAACATAACATTCAATAAAATGATCAGCATCAACAGTCTGATTTGATAGTGGGAACCAATCGTTTGCTGTATCAACTGCTACACCCTGACCATCAAAGTCATAGAATGTGTAGTGTTCAGCAAATACCTCACCAATCTCATCTTCTGGGATACTATCTTCATAGAATGTCTTTACTGTTGCTTGCTTAGTAGCATCAAGAGTAAACCAATTGACATTATTAATAACGAGTACATATTTATTTGTTGTTGCAGCATACTGTTTGACTATCTCATACAGTCGCTGTGCTCCTAGTGATACTAACATTATAATTCTCCTTTTTCAATAGCATCTAGTAATGATTCAATATAATCCTTGTTTACCTTATCATCATCTGCTTTCCATTTTTCTGCGATGTCACGTGGTGTTGATCCATCATGTATGATCGTTGCTCCCTGTTCATGGAAAGGACTTACCATAACACGATATGGATTATTAGTATATCCTCCTGTAGCATCCTCAACTGTTGATGTTCTAGCAACAATATAAAACGCCATCCGTTGAGCAAATGATGTTAATGTGTTCTCCTTCATCTTCCAGAAATGATATGAACTGGTAAGATATTCAGAATCAGTACCTTGATCACCAAGAACCTCTGTCATCAAAGCTTCAACATCCAATGTCTTTCTTCTGTTGTATTCATCAGGAGTGATGGGGAATACTATATCAAACGGTGTACCAACACCTTGCTGAAGTTGAGGAATGTCTCTAATATATGCTCTATACTTCTTCCATAATAATTTGTCAGCAGCAGATACTGGTGAGTCTTCTAGAAAAACGAAATCACTATCTTGCAATAAGAACTTTCTTACAACCTTGATCTTATTCCAAGTTAATGAATTAGTACGAGCATACTCTAGCTGTATTGCTCTTTCATAATTATTCTCTTCAACTCCTTTAAACTCAAGGAACTTCTCCTTTATACTCTTGCCAAGTGCATCAACATCATACTCAGGAGCTCCAGCAGGATCAAATTCATACGATACCCACGAATGAGTACCATCTTTAAAATTCTTTTTATACTTATTTCTAGTTATTAAATAAGTACCATCAGATTTAATACAAAAAATCTCAAGTTTATCTTTAGCACTATCCCATAAAGGATATATGAGTGGAATAATATCACTCTCCCAATAACTATCACTGATATCTTTACGAATACCTTGATATTGAATGCTTCGTTCTAAGGCATTTAAATATATGTCAGTATTTTTAATTGCTGTGCTCATTTTAAAATGCTTTTATTAGATATTTAGCACGATGGTATCTAGTAATTAGAGGTATCGTTTCTTGTGGATTAGCAGTAACTGAGACTGATATGGGTGTAGCTGATGATAATGTAAATGTACCATCTGTAAATCTTATGTTTGTTTCATTAGCAGTAACAGTTTTACGAATTAGATCAACTCCTCCATCTGGTCCACATGCTCCTGTATTACCAGGCAAATATGCACTAATTGAAGGTACAAATACTCTTTCAGTAACAGGACCATAAACGATACCAAACTGTGCTATTCCCCAACTATCACTGAGTTTTTCATCATTATCTGGTATAATTGAAGCTGGTCTTGATTGCCTTACATACAAATATACTCCATTTGATCTAGCTGGATGACTGTCATCAAGATTAATTACAGAAGTAAACCAGTTACCATTTACACCTTCAGATGTTGTTGCTATTTGTTGTATATCTGAATTAGTCTCACTCTCTACGTCTGTATTATATAACAACTCCAAAGCTTCTTCTGGTGCATCTCCACCATTACTACCTGTTCCTTTAATGACTTTAAATATTAATTGTTCTGCTGATCTTAAATCCAATGGTCCCATCCTCAAATATCTAATCGCATCGTCACCAGCAAATCTAAAATAATTACTTGTTGGATGTCCTGTTGGTACAGTTGAATGATTTGCTAATGCAGCAAATGTACCTGTAGCAGGAGTAATCATTTTAATATCATCACTTGCAGTATGCCATATATCTGCCTTACTTCCTGTTGAACCAGTACCAACATCAGCCCAATCTTCATTAGCAGTATTATATCCAGGAACTTCATACACACGACCAGATGGAGAGGTGTAACCAAGTATTTGTCTTCCACCTTCTTGTATTGGACGTGCAGTAACCTTAACATATCCATGATGACCAGACTCAGCAGCAACTGGTGCTCCACCTTGTCCAGGAGCTCCTCCACTCTTTCCTCTAGTGATACTTATACTGCTTTGGATATCATCTCCAACAATATTAAATATCACCTTAGCACCTGATCCACCTCCACCACCAGATTCTTTAACACTATTTCCAGTGTAATATATGTGAAACTTCACATATCCATCACCTTCTCCACCTTCAGACTCACTTATAGATTCAAGATATGTTGTTGAACCAGCAGATCTACCAGCATGACCACCAGTACCAGATCCTGTATTAGCATGACTATCACCACCAGTACCACCAGTACCACCAGATCCAGTTGCATTTGGACCGAATCCAGCACCTCCTCCACCACCGCCACCTGCGGTGCATCCTGACTGTCCACCTTTCTGTGCATCATCATAATTGGAAGATGTAATCGCAGTATTGGTGTATAGAGTACCTTCTGGACCTTCACCATTACCACCATTCCAACAAGCGTCAGTGTGTCCTCTTCCGTTATCTCCTCCACCAGCACCACCAGCACCACCACCGCCACCAGCACCCATAATCCAGGTTCCAGTGGCAGTTTTTATACCTGTGGAACCACCGCCGCCACCACCAGAACTACCATTTCCCCACATTCCGTCACCACCTTTACCACCAGACTCTACACCAGCACCACCAGCACCACCTGGCTCAGTTGACGGACCAGATTGATCATTCTTACCATCACCACCTGCTTTACCTATAATCCATTGAAAATTATTTGCAAATTGATATGATCCACTTGTATTATATGTTGGATTTGGATTATTAGGGTTACCACTTATACCGAATACTTTTCTACCTCTACCACGATCACCACCAAGACCAAGTTGTCCACCAGAATCAGTTACATTCCACTCTTGAACAGCATCATCTGGAACACCACCTGGACCTGGATATGGATATGTTGGACAATATGAATTGGTAAGCTTTGATCCATGTCCACCAGCACCACCAACTGCTGTTATTTCAATATAATCAATAAACGATTGTGATGGTAATCTGTTATCAGTAAGTGCATTATATGATCCATCAGAAGTCGCAACTCCTGAAGCAGGGTAAGTATAATTGGATGAAGCTGGTGTGGTACTATAACTACCGTCACCACCATTACCAGCATTACCATCACTAGGAACACCAGAACCTATACCACCAGAAGGTTGAGTATTATCTAATTGACCACCAGATGCTCCTGCTGTTCCTGAGGTATTTGTAGAAAAGCTCACACGCTCATCATTCAACAATGCAGAAGGATTACCATCACTAGCAGTAATAGTTACTGTTCCACCTTGACCACCAGCACCACCAGCAGTTCCTTTTGTTCCTCCTTTACCACCTGATAGTGTAATAGTATAATTAACAGACTGCCCATTAACAGGTAATGAAAAACTTACACTAGCATTGTCACCATCAGAACCGTCATACTCAGATGATGCACCACCACCACCTTGTGCTACCATAGTAAAGAAATAAGCATAAACACCAGCAGAAGCACTATAAGAAGCAGTATATGATGAATCACCACTTGCTCCTGATAATTCTTTTGTCCATAGTGGATCTCCATACTGATCAGGATCATTAGAATATATTGGTTTCCCACCTATTGTAGTTGGTAACGCATCAACAGCCCAGACACTAGGATCTGGTGTAGTAGTAACATCCTCATAATATCCTGCTGCCTGTTTCATATTAACATCAGCAGCAGGAGTAGTATTTGCAGCAGGAGCTCCATTATCAGGAGTATACTTTATTGTATTAGTATTCCATCCATCTTGTATTATTTGGTGTTCTCCATTAAATTTTGCTGCTTCACCAGTTGTACCAGCACCTTTAACTTGTATCCAATCACCGACTTGCAACCCATGATCATCAACAGTAATTACTGTAACATCAGTACCATCACTGGTCATACTCTGTATATTAATCAATGGTGGTTCTGTTATCTTATACTTAGAGCAACCAGTTGAAATTTGTTTTACTTCTATCTCACTACCACCACTAAGTGTAAGCTTGACATCATATAGATGACAATATCCATCACCACTACCACCAAGAGGATTGCCAGTAGTTACAAAATATAAATTGGTAAGAGTAATAGGAGTACTAGGAGTATTATACAGAATAATATCTTTTCTTAAACCATTTGAATTAGATCCAGTTGCTAGATTTCCTGTATTATATCCAAACTTACCTGTTCCATCACCTCCAAGAACAATCTTAGTGACATTAGCAATAGGAGTACCAAATGTTAACATGCTCCATTTCTGATCAGAAACAGTCATACTACAAAAATTACCAGCTACACCATCAAAAGCATTCTGTACTGGATAATATGCCTCTTGTGCTGGATTTGATTCACTATTTTCATCTGAATAAGAGGGTAGATTAGAATTACCAAAATCATCTTCTAATGATCCACCAGAATATTCTGTAACTTTATCACCAATACCAGAACTATTACCATAGGTTGACATAACACTACTAACTGGTCTAGTATCCATCAAACCATGAGAGTGTCCTAAAGCAGCACCATCAGCTGTATTTGGTTCAAAGTCTAATATACGACCTTTAATATTAGAATATGCAGTGGTGAATCTATCAACACCACCTATATTTTCTTCAAACATCTCGTCAGTTACACTATGCAACAATTGATGCTCATGTTCTGCTGGTCTATTAAAGATATAATCTTCTATAGGACCAATTTTAAATTCCTTTTCTCCAGTAAGATATGCTTGAATTAGAGTATTAGTATCACTATAACCAGATGTTGTAACATCACTAATTTCAAAAAACTCAGCAGCATCATCAATAACATCCTTTGGTATTATCCATTTACCACCAATATCACCAACTTCAGCAGATGATCTTCCTTCAACCAATGGTGATCCACTACCACTGACACCTTCACCCATACCAATTAACTTTCTATCTCTATAATCTGGTACTTTAAACTTTCCTAATATTTGAGGGTAGTCAGATTGAACAAATGGTTTCCTTATTCTAACTAAAGGATGTCCTGTTATAACACCAGCAGTATTAGTATGTGCTGAAATAGTTGTCCAATCAATATTCCACGAACCACTAGTACCACTAGTAACACCACTATTTTGGCCTGTTATTACCAGATTATCATGATAATGAGGAGAATCTTGTAATGGCTCATCTTCACCATCAACTATTAAATGAACACCGTCAATTCTAATAGCAGAAAACCCTGCATCACCAGCAGGATCAGAAGAGTTCTGAAATTCTATCTTATAAATATCACCTTGATTCATTGAACCATTAGTGTTCTCTGCAACCTCATGTATAGTTGTCCATCCACTACCAGTGTGATTTACCCAAGGTAATTGAGTGCTAGATGTTGGCCAAATTCTTGATTTAGTATTACCATTTCCACTAGGATCATATACTTCTACCTTAAAATTATACTGTACATTATTATTAGAAGTACCAAATTTAGGATCCCATGTTAAACCACCAGTACCAACAGCTCTTGATGAAGTTACATCTTCTTCAAAAGCATTTGTTGCACCTGTTACTGTACCAGGAGATGAAAGATAACTACTCCAAGTAATCGGTCCTAAGTTATTGATAGGTGGAGTTGGTCCAATACCAGCAGTAAAGTCTAAATGTTCTACAAGTTTCTGTTGATTTGATAAATTACATATAACATTAATTCTGTAAGTTGTCTTAGTATTAACTGCTGGTTGTGGTCCTGAGTATCCATTAGATCTAATCCAAACAGCATCAGTATCAAAAGCAGTACCCTGATTAAAAGCACGTGGAACAGATTTTCTATCCCAAAAGTTCTTTACATAACTAGCACCAGTTGGAAGTTCTGCGTTTGCATATAGTGATGTAGTACTAGCAGGTATATTTTTTATATGCCATAATATTCTATTAGGATTAACCATATCATGCATATAGACTTCCCAACTATCTACAGTAACACTACTAGGCAATCCCTGCATACCTCCCCAATTAACTTCTGGACTCCAGTTCAGAGCATTAGCATACTGAATAGCACCAGTACCAACTGGATTTCCACCTGTTACTGCACCAGCAAGTGAAGCTGGATCATATTCTGGAACAATACCATAATAAATCTCAGGAAGTATAGGAAGTGGATCAGAACCTTGGATTAATGTACTAGATGAAATAGACCAATTAAGATCTACAGTATCAGTTGCTTGTCCAATCATAAATTTATGAACTGAACAATCTGAATCTTGTGCTAAATCCTGATAAGCTCCAGCATACTCTAAAGTTACTGGGGTATCTTTAACAAAAACTGGATCACCATTAGCATCAGTACCAGCAGGAAAATCACCCAATCCACCAACAAATGTTATCTCTGCTCCATTAGGTACAACACGTGTTGAATATGTATTATTACCAGAAACAGTTACGTTATTCCTTATCTCACAATATAAACTACCATCATTAATAAATGTTCTCTTTATTGATCCAGGTTTATTAGTAGTTTTAAATAAAATAGAATTATTATTGATTGGATTAGTTAAGCTTTCACTTTCTGTGGAATCATTATAAGTATTCGCTATCTTAGTATATAATGTAGGATAAGAAGTTATATCATATTCCTCTCCATCACAATAAAGAAATCCTCTCTGACAAAAATGAGAATCTTCAATAACTATATTGGGTGGTGGAGTATAACCAGTCTCAGTTGAACTTGTAGTATGCTTATTAGCAAGAACAGGAACAATAGCTCCTATAGCAACATAAGAACCTTGCTTATCAGTATAAAAATTATCGTAAGTATTTCTGTATGATGCCATCAGATCTTAATCAGGTATTCTGTTATAATATAAGGCTGTATGTATTTATCTGCCTTTGGAGAAGTATTTGTAGTAAAACTAATCTTAGAAACTAACCCACTATCAGCTCTAGCAGTAGCAGCTCTTGTTACCATTTTATAAGTATGTTCTTTCTCATCTGGGTTGACATCTATTCTATGTCTATGTGTTCCATCGTTACCTGTCCTTCCTGTAGTAGTTGTTATATTATTAACAGCAGTATATCCTGATGGATAAGTTTCATCTACACCATATCCAGTAGGTAAATTTATATCTCCTTGTAGATCAACTTCCAATACTTTTGATCCACCTCCTGCTGGATGGAATGGATGTCTTTGATCATCACCATTATATCCACCCCAACACCAATTTGTTAACGGTACGTAATCAGTACAAATACAATTCATATTCCACGTTGGTTCATATTTCCAGTTACCAAAAAATGTTTCAGCACCCTGTCCTATCTTACTATTATTACAATTTTGTGCTATGACATTCCTTATATTAATATCCTTATTCTCATTTACCATGTTAGGACATGTTGTTTCATCTGGCCATAAACAATATCCCTGTTGTATAAAACTTTTACATCCAGTAAAACATGCACCATATGATTCTATTCTGGTTGTTGGCCAATTCATTGTTCCACCTGAAGTTTCATTACCATTATCATCAACAAATGTAGCAAAGTCAGTATATGCCCAATAACATAAAATCTGTTTTGCATTCTCCCACCATTGACATACATTAAGACTAGTCTTACCTCTAACAGAGTTTGTTTGCCTAGCACCAAAGTTATTACCATTCCTATCTTCTTGCCTAGCTCTCAATGTTTCTGATCTATGCATATGTGGTTGGAATGCATCTTCAGGAGTTTCCTGAGTAAATGTATATGATCCTGTCTCTAAACTAAACCTTGGTTCTCCTCTAAGTGGTAGTTCTTGTGGTGGAATATAAAATGAACCAGTATAGTCAATTTGATATGGACTCTCAATATTTGCAAGAACTGCAAGACCTACACCAGCTTTCTCTATTACTTGATCAGAATCATTCGTTACTTCTAACTCATTATATTGTCCTATGTTTGCAGAACTAGTTGCTCTAATATGTTTACTTCTTAAATCTGGAATTTGAAATTGAAGATCAGACAATGCCTGATTAGGTTTCTGATACTTACATGCAGAACCTACTCCAAGAACAATAGCAAGCATAGGATAATCAGAAGCAACTAAAACCCTACCATCACATCTAATATATCCTGCTGGTAATATTTGTTTATTAAAAGAAGAAACTGGATCATCATCTCTAACCTCAACAGGAAAAGATATAATACTACCAGTTAAAGAACCATGACTAGACTTTGCTTCGTTGTAATATACAGCCATTAAAATGCCCTCATGATATACATCATCGTAACAGATGGTGTATTTGGATTTACAGTTACTGTCAATGCAGATTCTTGAGTTCTTGGATTTGTTGTACTAGTAGAAACATTATTAACAAGAACTGTTGATGATATAGAGAGCCCACTACCCATACTAATTTCCATAGCATCATGTTGATGAGCTCTTAAATTACCAGCCCATCTTTCTTTAGGATGATTCTCTGTAGTAGAAAATGTGTTACCAGTAGTTTCTGGAACATTACTGTTAATAGGTTGAGATCCAGTATACGCCATCTTATTAACATACTCAGATGGCATACCACTTCCTCTATGATGTGGTGGTATATCTGGAGAAGCATAATAGTTTATCTTTCCATTATAATCTCCTGGTGGTGGAAATGCACCAACAATAGCATCTGCTGCTACTGCTGCTACTCCACTATAATCATCATCATATGAACTTGTTATTCCATTATAATTTGGAATACTTCTTGTTGTAGCAGGAGTACCAGGATAAACATCAGTATCTGGAAGTTTTTTCTTAGTATCTACATCTCCATCACCATCAGTATCAGAACCAATATTCCATTGTCTATCAGTTAACACCATAGATGTACCACCATCCTCTTGGTCATACCATGTAATATTTGCTATTGCATTTCTATAACTCTGAGCAGGTAATGTACTAGATCTAACACTTGATGGTTGTACAGTTGTTGTCTGAGCATCACTATTTGCTCTTTGACCATCTCCTGGTTGGAATTCTAAAAGTGGTGACGCAAGAGGATTAGCACCCCAAAATTGATCATCAACACTTTCAGTAGCAGCTCTATGCGAGTGCCTTGGAGTATGATCAATTCCTAATTTTCTAGGTAGAACATATATTGTGTTAAACCACACTGGATCTTCCATCGTAATACCACGGATTCTACCAGCAAGATTATTAGATGGTTCCACAGCAAATGCTAAATCAATATTACTTTTAAGATTTGTTTTTGCCTGTACACCAGAGCTTCCATTAGGACTAATATACGTACCTATATCCATAAGATTACTATATCTATGATCTGCTTTTATAGGTGGATTAGCAGTTGGATCACCAGGAGTATACTCATTAACATTAGAAAGTCTTGTTGCTTCAAGATCAACTAAAGCTATTTGATTTAAATTTGGCAGATCAAATTTATCTACAGGTTTAGATGGATCATGACCAGGTCTTCCTGAAGGTGGATTATATGGAAATCCTTTACCACCGTTAGATTCAAATATAATACCAATATTTAATCCAATTTCTTCTTGAGTACTAGAAGGAAAAGGACCATAAACATTTCCAACTACACTAGCAAGTAAAGGATAATCAGCAGCATTAAGACCCTTTTGTCCAGAACTCAAAACTATCCAACCAGGTGGAACACCATCACTAGCATTTTTACCAGAAGCACCACTCCAAGGCATTATCGTGCCTATTGGAGCTTGTTGGGTAGCTTTGATACGATTGTAACTTGCCATTAATTAAACCTCCTTGAGCCACCAACCAGTAAATCCACCACCAACAGGATTTCCTAATGAATCAGTTCCACTTAGATATATTAATGTCAAACCAGCATGAGGTGTCTGAACAATCATTTCTCCAGAAGCATATGGAGTAGATCCAGCCAATCCTAGGGTAGTACCACTAGCATCTCCTTGAACTCTTGTTCCAGTACCTTGTGCTCTAATAACAAGTGATGTATTATATGTTAGATTACCTCCAACATCAATTATACTTACACTATCACCACTAACAGGATTCTCTGGTAGATATACAACAAATGTATCTCCAGTTGCTACATTAGCAAAATATTGAACATTTGCTGTTAAATATTTATCAGCATCATCAGCACCAGTTGCAATGTATCTTGCATGAATACCACCATTCTTACCATAGAAGTTCTCAATTCCGAATGAATCAATTGATTGGTCATGATTGACATTAAAGCTATTAGCACCGTTGACTCCCAACCTATTGATACTAAACTTAGCTTCTGCTGTTGGAGCCTCTACAGCATTACCAAGAATTGTCAGTGTCTTACCAGCAGTTACATTAGAACCTGCATCAACACCAAATGACAGTTCACAACTGGTAGTAATATTTTCAGGGCATGTATATGGGTATATGGAAAGACTACCTTTACCAGAAATACCAGCCTCAAAACCAATACTACCAGCATGATCTGCGTGATAATCATCATTTGCGAAGGTAAGTAAAGGAGTATTCCTAACAGAATCAAATATTGTTATACCACCACCAATCATCTCTATATCTTTATAGAGTTTTAGTGTTCCAGTCTGACCAGCACCAAGAGCTCCATCAGTTCTGTACTCAACCATATCGGTCTGATGATGAGTACCAAGTAACACATCATTAACGATAAAGTATTGATCAGCAAGTGGATTTGATTCTCTAGTATCATGTATTCTGATGAATTGCATGTAATCCAACTTAGTTTGGGTAATATAACCCTTATCAAGAATTAATGAAACATAATCGGTTGTTACACCACTTATGGTTCTTTGTCTCAACATAATATCAACTACATCAGAAGTTTCTCTATACTTCTTAAATCTAATTACATGAGTTCCATTAATATCACTAAGATCAGTTCCTGGTTGATAATCAGTTAAAGGTCTAGCAGTTGTTGATTCCTGTGCAGGAGTACATCTAAGAGTTTTAGAAGGTGTATCTATCGCTTTGATTATCATAAACTCCCACTTAGGTGGAGTAGCAGCACCAGCAGGAGCCTTCCAATTCATCAATCCACCCATAGCATTAAGATCACCCTTAACACCAACAAGAACTAACTCATTTACTGCAAATGTTCCATCCGATTTTCCTAAGTTATCAACCGTTAGATATACATCTCCAGGAACAGTTCCTGTTGTTGCTACAGTGGTTAGGAATGTTTCAGAACCATCATTATTCATATGAAGAGGATCCATCCAATAAGAATAGACTCTTAAATGCTCCTCTAATGTATCATAATTTGTTACAGTATCCGAAGCAGATTCTGATTGTGGTGTGATTCTTTCAATCTCAATTCTCTTCTGAGCATTACCAATTTCAAGAATACCTGAACATGTATCAAGATGAAGAGCATTTCTTCCATTACCATCAGTAATATGGAAAGTCTCATTTCTTACTGATCTAAATCCAAGACTAGTAGCATCTGAACTGAGAGTAATATATCTACTTAAAGTAATACTACTACTATCAATACCAACGATCTTAGTATCTGGGTGTACAATAACAGGTAGATTATCAGAATATTCATTAAGTTTGATTATATCTCCAAGTTGTAATGTACTAATATCAGAATTAATACCAGTTATTACATTACTACCAATAACAGAGACATTTCCAGTAAATACTTGTCTTCCATTATTATCAAATTCCCTCTTAACACTTTCGCAACCACCATTAATAGCAATGGAGTTCTCAATGGTAAGCTTACCACCAATATACGTATCACCATTTGTTGAATTAACTTCAAACCATGTGGTATCAGTAGGACTTCCACAATCAGAAATCTTAAACTTCTGATCTATCTTAGCACCTAATGTATCAACCTTAATAACCTCACCGTATGATATGTTAGATGGATCACGACCAATAATTACATAATCAGTTGTGTTTAGAC